TCTTATAAGAATGATATTAGTTTTGAGGTAATAATGGAAGATTTTAAAGAATTCCTAAAAAGCGAAAAAGCTAAATTAATAGATGTTAAAGTTTTGGATGATTATAAAAACTTCCTAGATGCTAAAGAAGACTCACTAGCCGACCAATTTAATATTACAAATAATTTTCAAACAAGTGTTCGAGGACTTAAAATTCGCGGTAGCTATTCGACACAGCAAGAAGCTGAATTACGAGCTAAACTGCTGCGAGAGATAGATCCCAACCATGATGTATATGTAGGACCCGTAGGTATGTGGATGCCATGGGAACCTGAAGCTTATAAGACGGAGCGTGTTGAATATATGGAAGATGAGCTGAATCAACTTATGAAAGAGAAAAATGAAAACGAAAAGCTTGCGCGTAATGCATTCGAAAAACGTGTTAAAGAATCAAAGCGTAAAGCAATTGAAGAGAATAAGAAAAAGGCCCTAGAAACAGGTAATAAATTAACTCAAAATATTAATGAACAGGGAGAATTAGTAGGGGTTGCGGGCATGAGTACTATTGAGAAATCATTGGGACCAGGCGATGTAGTAAGTTCTGCAGATATAAGGCGTGAGCTATTTGAAGGAGAAAATGTGCGAACAAGTGACAAACCTGATGCAATTGAGGAATACAAGCAGCGCGCAGAACGTAATAATATAACTGCTGCCGAGGCTGCCGCGATCGAAGCCGCCAATATAAAGAAAAGGTTGGATATTGTACCCGAAGAATCAGCCAATGATAAAGATGAATAAATTGAAGTATTTTATAGGTAATAATTTAAATATTCACACAATTAACATAATCAACGATAAAATGAAAAAGGTTAACAAAAAGAAAAATCGATGTAACCATCCCGAATGTAGAAAGAAATTAAAGTTAACTGATATGCCTTGTCGGTGTCAGAAATGCTTTTGTGTCAAGCACCGCCTTCCAGAACAACATCAATGCAGATTTGATTTCAAAAGTGAAAAAGACGAAGATTTTATCAAACGTGTTGGGCTTGGTGGCGGCGAATATGCAAAGCTCGAAGTGATTTAAAAACGCATTTCCATATATTTAAATAAAGAATATGGAAAAACAAGAAACGGCAGATGGGATACCAATTATCAAACCTATCGTAGGACACCCTATTATAACTGGTGACAGCGAGACTGGACGCGCGCTTTCATACATACCGCCCCCAGAACTACCAAAGAAAACACAATCATGGTGGTCATTTTTAAAATTTCGATGGTTTACATCCCCTTTTTCTTAATCACCATTTGCTCTTCTTGACATTAATACGTGGTCCTTTTTTTACTGCCGTTGGATCATACAACTCATCTTCGTTATCTGAACTTACGCCTTCAGAGAGCGCCCAAAATTCCTTTGATCCCAGCTGGAAGTCTTCATGTGCCTCCGCTTTATACCAAAATATCTGGTCTTCCAACTTATTTGATCTTGCATTGTTTGCGATTACCAAACATTCATAATTTTCAGTACATTGATCCATTACTTGGCAAAAAGATTCGAAGGTAGGAAACATACCCGCATAATTCTCATAAATACGTCTTCTATTTGTTATATATGGTTCGCGCAAAATAAATGTATAGTCTATGTTTGTTCGCAAATTTGGAGGCACACCCAAAGGATATTGCATCGTAATAGTTGTCATAATTTTCCAATGCCGACCATTCATAAATAATAGCCGCATCATCTTATCGCGCGCCCAGCCATTATCCCATAAACAATCATCCAAAATAACAAATGCACGACCATCTATATTTGATCTCCCATAGGCCGCATTTTCTTTTTTAATTTGCTTCATCACTATCTTTTGTCGTTTTAAAACATTTTCAATAATAGCAGTATTGTATTCTTCATGAATAAAAAGCTTTGGTACATGATTAGCATAAAAACCATTACCAGACTCTGTCCCTGATATGACTGTCCCAATAGGTATATCTTGATGATAATATAATAAATCCCGCACGAGAAAACTTTTGCCCGTATCCCGGCGACCTATAAAGACAATAACAGGTCCGTCAGACCCCTGTGTCGTAAATGGAATATTTTTCATGTCAAATTTTTTTAGTTCTAAATTCATTATCTTTTATTTAGAATTAAAAATAAAGTTAAATACGCAAAAAGTTAAAAATTTTTATATCTGAATGTAGTATTATCTAATGTTTGAAATCAATTATATAAAAAATAAAAATACTAGTATCCCCACAACTTTAGAAGGTATCACTAAAATACAAAATTATATACCTCTTTATAAAAATTTTTTCCAATTATCAGATTCCAATTTTAATAATATCAATTTGAATAATAGATATCATGTAACACATTTTGAAAAAAAAGAAACAGACAATAGATGGAGCTGTCAGGTTAAAAGTGAAACGCAACAAAAAAAGGTACAGACTTTCTTAAAATATTCACCCTTAATTGACCCTATTAAATACATGGCGGGTAAATACAAAGACATGCCTATTGATATATTACCTTCTTTCAAGGGTGGAGAGGGACATAAAAAAATTAGAGATGGTAATAATTCAGCATACATTGATGGGTTTTTTGCCTTTCTTTCGAGCCAAGTTCTGAATACACATCGATTTTTACATGGCACCGATTTTTATGGCTCCTTTCTGGCTATAAAGGATAAGTTTAAATATAATATAATTGACGATCTTGAATATTTACATGATTCAGAATTCTTTCATAACAATAAAGATAAAATATTTAAAGTTGAAGATGATTATGAAGAATTATTTGATGATATACATACGCGACATTATAGAAAACCTTTAAAAATAGGGGATTGTGTAAAATCATTAAACACAGAGAATTTAGATAATTCTAAATTCAAAGATCTGTTCAAGACCGACGACGGGGCGGAAAACCTAAAGAATTCTGTAGATATCAGTGCTTCTATTGCCGCAGACATTGCCGACGATATTATCCAAGATAGCTCCGAGAATATAATCGTCAATCATGCTACAGCCAATCACGGAACGGCCTCCACGACAAGTAGTGCCTGTTCTTCGCGCTCATCACATACTTCACGTGGTTCACAAAATTCACACAATTCAAACGTGTCTTCTTCTGATTCAGAATCTTCGTCATCCTTATCTACTGCATCCGATGATTATATTAATGCATCATTATTTAATTTTCCTGTACAAATAATATGTCTAGAAGCGTTGGAAGATACACTAGATAGCATCATGCCAGAATTGAGTATGGAGGAATGGCGCTCATGCTTCTTTCAAGTAATTATGATCCTTCTTGTATATCAAAAATTATTTGACTTCACACATAATGATCTTCATACAAACAATATTATGTATATAAATACCGAAGCAAAATTTCTTTACTACTCCTACAATAATAAATATTACAAAGTTCCCACCTTTGGAAAAATATACAAAATCATTGATTTTGGAAGAGCTATATATAAATTTAAAGGAAATGTTATGTGTTCTGATAGCTTCCATCCCAAAGGAGATGCGGCAACGCAGTATAATTGCGCACCATACCTAAATCCCAATAAACCGAGATTAGATCCAAATAAGAGTTTTGATCTCTGCCGCCTCGGGTGTTCATTATTCGATTTTTTCTTTAATGAATCCTTGGATAAAATTGATAAAATCGTTGACCCAATAGCACAATTGGTGAATAAATGGTGCAAAGACGATAAGGGAAGAAATATTCTGTATAAAAATAATGGCGAGGAACGCTATCCTGAATTTAAGTTATATAAAATGATTGCGCGGTGTGTTCACCATTGTCCACCAGATAAAGAAATAAATAACTCAATGTTCAATAAGTATATAAGTGGTGCAAAAAGAGTAAAAAAAAAGCGTGTTTTTTATGTAGATAAACTCCCTACCTATACAAATTAATAGATTTCATAGTCTTGATAGTTTTCAATAATAATATCTAATATATCGCCGAAATCTTTTACTACAGCTTGCCATCCTTGATTGGCAAGATGTGATAACATACGAG